CCTGCTGTTTCCGCCCCAGGAGGGGCTGGATACCTGGGCGGTGCTGTTCTGGGCGTGGCGGCCCGAGGAGGGTGTGCTGGAGGCCGAGCAGCGGGACCATGTACCCTACCGGGACTGGGCCCGAGCGGGCTTTTTGGCGCTGTGCCCCGGCGATATGGTGGACTTCACCATGGTGGAGGACGCTGTGGCCGCGGCAGCCGATGTGTTCGACTTGGACACATTGGGCGTGGACCCCTACCTGTCCCGCACGCTGACGCCCCGGCTCATGGAGCGCGGCGTCAATGTGGTGGAGATCCCCCAGGACATGAAGAACCTGTCCCCGGCCATGAAGGAGATAGAGCGGCTGATCCGTGCCCACCAGATGCTCCACGAGCACAACACGGCCGCCCGCTGGTGCTGGGGCAACGTCCGCTGCGCGGTGGATGGCAACGAGAACATCAAGCCCATGAAGAACCGGAGCATCGGCCGCATCGACATCACGGTGGCCTGGATCATCTCCATGGCCGTGGCGTTGCTCCGGATGCCGGTGGGACCGGACATCAACGAACACATACTCTCCGAGGATTGGGGGATTTAAGATGAAACATCTGAAGGCGGCCGGGCGGAGGCTGGCGCTCTACCTGGACGACCTGCTGCTCCTGGCCGGCAGCGCCTGCTTTGTGCGGGCGGCCTGGGAGCTGGGCGGCCGCCCGGCCGCGCTGCTCGTGGCCGGCGGGTGCCTGGTGGCCTACGCCGTGGTCATCGCCAGGGCGCGGAGAGGGGGAAGACGATGATCCTTGACCGGGCAATCAACGCGTCGATGGAGACGCAGACGCTCTCCCAGGAGGAGCTGGGGCGGTTCCTCAAAAATCTGTTCTTGACCGGGGAGGATGTGGAGACGGGCCAGAGAACCGCAGAGCGGCTCTCCCCGGTGGCGGCTGCCCACCGCATCCTCAGCAACTCCTTCGGGCTGATCCCCTTCGGCACCTATGTCAAGGACGGGGACGCCCGGCGGGCGGTGCACGACCCGGCGCTGGACCGGCTGCTGAAGGTGCGGCCCAACGAGCGCATGTCCCCGTTTCTGTGCCAGAAGCTCATCATGTCCAACGCCTTCTGGCACGGCTTCGGGGCCTGCTGGAACCGGCGGGACGGAGCTGGCCGCCTGGTGGCCCGCATCCCCCTGCCCACGGAGTGCTGCACCATCCGCAAGGACCTGGAGAGCGGGCATTACTGGTACGACTACAACGTGGACGGCTGGCAGCGCACCTTTGCCCCCTATGAGCTGTCCTTCCTCTTCTTCGAAACCTATGACGGTATTCGAGGCCGCGGCTTGCTGGATCTGGCACGGGAGACAGTGGCCATGGATACCATGGCCCAGCGCTTCGGCAAGAAGTTCTACCAGAACGGGGCCCGGCTGTCCGGCGTCCTGGAGGTGGATACCGACGCCAAGCCGGAGACACGCCGGAGACTCAAGGACGAGTTCCGCGGCTATGCCGCCGACGACGCCTTTGCGGTGGCGGTGCTGGACCACGGGATGAAATTCACCCCGCTGGGCATCAGCCAGAGCGACGCCCAGTATATCGAGAGCCGGCAGTTCACGGCGGAGGAGGTCGCCCGGTTTACCGGCATCCCCAAGCACATGCTCCAGACGGGCAAGGAGAGCTACGACTCCAACGCCCAGCAGCGGCAGAACTACGTGACCGACACCCTGCTGCCCTACGTGGTGCAGTGGGAGCAGGAGGACGGCTATAAGGCCATCCCGCCGGACAAGCGGGACGGGGAGGGCTGGTACATGCGGGGCAATGTGGCGGTGCTCCTCCGGGGCGACGACCTGACCCGCAGCCAAGTTTACGAGCGGATGATCCGCACCTCTGTTTACAACCCGGACGAGTGCCGGGCCATGGAGGAGAAGGCCCCCATCCCCGGCGGACTGGGCCAGCAATTCCTGGCGACAAAGAATCTGGCCTCCCTGGAGGCCGTGCTGAAAGGAGAGAAATAGATGGACATCAGCCTGAGAGGCGAGCTGTGGGACAACGACTCCGCCGACG